GATGAGCCATTTCGCGTTCGGCTCGTACGACTCATCGAGGAGGTCTTGCAGGCCGACCAGGTCTTCATAGTCGGGCGTGTCGGCGGTGTCGAGGTCGCGGTCCGAAGTCAGGCTCGCGGCCACGATGCCCTTCGGCTGTCCCACGCCGGTCCCGGTGACCCAGTGCGCGGCCTGGGCGCGCGCGATGCGGGTACCGAGCGCGCGGGACACGAGGGCCTGGACGTCGAAAGCGGCGTCCTGCAGGAGCTCGACGGGGACCCGCAACGGCAGGTTCGACCCGGCGCCGGCCGACGTGTACTTGTAGGCGCCCAGCGCGACCGTCCCGAAGACCAGGTCGGCGCCGGACGCGATCGCCGCGGACTCGGCCGTGATGGCCCCGGTGTTCGCCGTGTCGTCCAGGGTCGGGTACTCGAGGTTTTGGCCCGTCTCGGTCGTGATCGTCTCCGCTTCGGCCGCGAAACCGCCGAACGCGACCATGCGTTCCACGATCTTCTGCCGGAAGCCCGCCGGGACCATGTACCCGCCGGCCGCGCCGGTCCCCTCACCCTGGGCGTTCGACACCCTCAGGCTCGACAGGTCAGCGTTCGGCATCCCGGTGCGGAGGTAGTTGTCGTACGCGAGTTCGAGCCCGTCGTCGACGCGCGTCGACGTGTCGGCGTACGGCGCGTTCGCCGGCATGTTGTACGCGGCGTTGCGGGCACGCACCTGCCCCGAGATATGCGTCATCTTGAGCTCGTCTTCGAGCTTTTCGTACGCCATGATCTCGCTGGCGATGAAGTTGCGCTTCTTGCCCTTGTCGTCGACGGCGGCGGCCATGATCGCCGCCATGTCCGCTTGGATGTCCTCAATGGTCCTCATGCGCTCATTCCTAGTGTGACGCGGGCCCGTGCCCGCAGTAGCTGTGAGGCCCGGTCGGCGGGCCCGCCGTCGTCGTCGTCCTCGTCGGCGCCGGCGATCGTGTCGGCGAGGCCCGATTCGACGGCCGCGGCCGCCGAGTACCACGTGGTCGCCTTCATGGGTTCCCTCCAGTCGGCGACGGTGCCGCCGGCGCGGTCGGCGTAGATCTCGGCGATCATGTCCGAGAGGTCGTCGAGGAGGTTCAACATCTCGCGGTGCTCGGCGGGCCCGCCGATGGTGAAGCCCTGGGCGTCATGAATCATCATGCGCGCTGGTTTCGCGATGGTGATCGTGTCGCCGGCCTGGGCAATGAAGCTCGCGGCCGAAGCGGCGATCCCGTCGATGCGGACGTCGACGCGCGCCGTGTGCTGCTGCAGCGCCGTATAGATCGCCACCGCGTCGAAGACGAGGCCGCCGGGCGAGTTCACCCGTAGGTCAATGGCGGGTGACGTGATCTCGGCCAGGGCCTTGACGAAGTCGGCCGCGTTCACGTCCCCGTACCAATCGGAGATCGCGCCATAGATGAACACCTCCGCACGGTCGGTGTCGGCGCCGGCGATCCGCCACCAGTCCGGCGCGGCCGCAGCCGGCCGCGCCCGGCGGCCAGCGCGAGCGATGGCCTGCGCGTCGACGGCCAGCGCCGTGAGCTTCGCGGTGTCGATCATGCCGGCGCCCCTTCGGGTTCGGGTTCGGCCGGCGCTGTCTCGGCGGCGGCCGGCGCGGTGTCGGTGCGCAGCTCGTCGCCGCCTTCGATCGTGTCGAGGCCGAGCTTCTTACGGCCCTCGTTCGGTGTCATGAGACCGGCCTTGACCTGGGAAATCACGAGCGGAATGAGTTGTTCGTGGGCAGGCTGCAGAATCTCGCCGTAGTCGTAGCGGACGAACCGCGGCCGCGCCATGACGCGCGAGATGCGCTGCTCGATGCACTTCGTGTGCGGCTGGAATGTGAACCGCGCGAGGCCGCGGTGCTGCTCGGCGACGCCGGTCCCCCAGGACGTTTGTTTCTCGGTCTGCGACAGGTGGATCGGGAGCAGCCCGAACCATCGGCCGACCTCTTCGACCTCGAACACGCGCGATTCAAGGAACTGCGCGTCGGCCGAGGTCATGGTCCAGGGCGTGAACTTGAGCTTGCGGTTGATGACCGCGATCTGGCCGGCGTTCTCCCAGCCGGAGACTTTCCGGTCCACCTGGGCTTTGATCTCCTTCGCCTCGTCCTCGTCGAAGTCCTCGTCAGGCGTGACCATGCCGGAGATCATGGCGCCGTTGGAGAACATGCGCGCGGCCGCGCGGTCCGAGGCGATCGATTTCCCGAAAGAGTTGCGTGCCACCCACAGCGGGGAATAGCCGCGTAGCCCGTCCGAGGACATGCCGGGGATGTGTGTCATCTCGGTGTCGTCGAAGACGGTGAGCCGGCCGTCGTCGGTGGTGACGTTGAAGATCTTGCGGCCCGTCAACCGTCCCTCGCGGCGCTCCCATTCCGGGGTGACGGCCATGGGGTGGAACGGGACGAGGCCGATCACCGCGCCGGCGCCGTTGAACACGTGCGCCAGGTAGGCGTTCCCGTGCAGGAGCCGGTGCAACAGGATCGTCTCTGTCCACTCGAACGGCGTCAAGTCCGACAATGGGCCGGCGGGCCGGTCGTCGAGGAAGCTCGTTACCTGCTGTGTGCGTTCGGTGTCGATGGTGCGCATGGTCTGCAGGGGAAGGCCGGCGATCGAACCGGAGATGAGCGACACCGCGCGCCACACCGCGGCGACGCCGAGCACTGAATGCTCTGAGACTTGCACGCCCGCATCGGAAGGGCCGGCGCCGAACAGTGCCGCCAGTCCCGGGTCCGATATCGAGAATGTGGCGTTATCCGGCCGTCGACTCCAAGGCCACTTCATAGGCCATACCCTAGCAGTGAACGAGCCTATTTCTCGTACGCGAGTACGTGGTTTTTGAACGGTGGTAACGAATATGGGCGAGCTACGCCAAAAGCTCGACGAGGCCCTAGGTATCACAACCGTGTCCAGTTCGGACGCTGCAGCGGTAGCGCTCGCGCGCGCCTACGCGGACGCGATCGACGCCGGCGGCGCCGAGGCGTTGAAAGAGCTCGGGTCGAAACTGCTCACCACCCTTGACGCCCTGGGCATGACACCGCTCGCGCGCATGACCGTGAAACGAGGCACCAGTGGCGGACTCGTCGCCGATCTCGGCGGTAGCGAACTGGAGCAGCGCCGCGCCAAGCGCCGTGCTCGGATGCACAATGCCGAGGGTCTGGACCCCGCCGCTGGTGGAGCTCACACCTGACACCAGCTTCGGGTTCGACGTGATCGAGTTCGCCGAGGACATCGGGATGCCGCTGGACCCTTGGGAGCAGTGGGCCGTGATCCACCTGGGCGAGCTACTGCCGGACGGCCGCCCTCGCTTCCGTGTCGTGCTCATCCTGGTGGCACGGCAGAACGGCAAGACGTACCTGGCGAAAGTCCTGTCCCTGTACTGGATGTTCATTGAACAGGTGCCGCTGGTCCTGGGCACGTCGACGAACCGGGACTATGCGAAGGCGGTCTGGCAGGAGCTCTGTGAGTTCGTGCAGTCGAACGAGCTGCTGGCCGCCGAGCTCGGCCCGAAGCCGGTGTGGTCGGCCGCCGGGTCCGAGCAGCTGGTGACCGCGGCCGGCTCGCGCTACAAGATCGCGGCGACGAACCGGCGGGCCGGACGCTCCCTCACCGTGCACCGGCTCATGCTGGACGAGCTGCGGGAACACCCCCATTGGAACGCGTGGAACGCGGCGACGAACGCGATGAACGCGGTACGTGACGCCCAGGCGATCGCGATCTCGAACCAAGGCGACGACACTTCGGTCGTGCTCGATTCCCTGCACGGATCCGCGATGGAGTTCATAGAGACCGGCCGCGGTGACGCGCGGCTGGGATTGTTCGAGTGGTCGGCGCCGCGCGGCGCCGACCCGACCGACCTCGCGGCGCTGGCGATGGCGAACCCGAACCTGGGGTACCGCATCGACCCTGACGCCCTCGTCGGCGCCGGGCTGCGGGCGAAGGCCGCCGGCGGTAAGGAGCTCGCGGGTTTCCGGACGGAAGTCATGTGTCAGCGGGTGCACCTCCTGGACCCGGCCGTCGACCCCGACGCTTGGGAAGCGCGCGGCACCGACCAGCCCGCCGACCTCGCAGTCCCGGCGCACCGGCGCCGTGTCGCGCTCTGTGTGGACGTCGCCCTGGACGGGACTCACGCGACGCTCGCGGCCGCGGCCGTGCTCGACGACGGGCGCGTGCACTTGGAGATCGTGGCGGCCTGGGACGGCTTCGGGTGTACGAAGGCCCTGCGCTCCGATCTTCCGGGCCTGGTAGCGCGGCTGCGGCCGCGCGTGATCGGCTGGTTCCCGGCCGGGCCGGCGGCCGCCGTCGCCGCCGACCTCGCGGACCGCGGCCACCGCGGGTGGCCGCCGCGCCGGGTCGCGATCGAGGAGATCAAGGGTGACGTGGCGCCGGTGTGCATGGGATTCGCCGAAGCCGTCGACGCCGGCGACGTCGTGCACCCGCAAGACGACATGCTTGACCAGCACGTGGGCGCGGCACAGCGGCTGTGGCGCGGGGACGTGTGGGTATTCGGGCGCAAGGGCGCGTCCCCGATTGACGGCGCCTACGCCGCGGCCGGCGCCGTCCACCTCGCGCGGACGCTCCCGCCGGCGCCGTCCGGCCTCGCCGTGCTCTAGACGCCGGCGTCGTCGAGGACGCGGACCGTCGCGCACGGGTAGGCGACGCCGGTCTTTTCCCTGTGCAGGAGATCTCGCAGCGAAGAGCAGGCGTTACAGACCTCGATCGCCTTGGGGCCGGACTTGACGGCCCTGTGCAGCTGGCGAACGTTGAGGATGGCGCGTCGCATGTCGCGGGCACAGTCGGTGCACAGTCCGTCGCCGCAGGAGCAACCGGTCATGACGCGTGGTCCAGGTAGCTCGAAAGCAGGACGAGCGCGATCACGGCCACCGCGACCGGCGCCAGCGATCGCCGCAGTCGGACCCGCAGGCCCGGCGAGAACACCGCTACGGCGCCGATCGCGCACAGGACGCCGGCGCCGAGGCCGACGACGGTGCTCATCCGTCGTCACCTACCGGGCCCGGCACGATCTCGCTGCACGTACACGGGAACTGTGCGCCGGTCTCGTCCTCGGACTCGGCCAGGCACCCGTACTCGCCTTCATGGAACAGGTAGGAGTGACCGCAGGCCGCGCAGTAATACGGGTTCACCGTGCCGCTCCCTTTTCCGGTGTCGCCCTTGCCTTTTCGAGGCGTTTTATGGCGTCTTGCAGGGCTAGCGCGCGCACCTTCCGAGGGCTAGGCTGATGCACAAGCCAGCCGTGCAGGGACATCTCTTCGGCCCACCGTTTGTACTTGGCTTGCTTGTTGGCCTCGATCGCCAGCGCCGTACGCCGGTGCTCAACAGGTATTTCTTCTTCATTCATGCCAATCACGGTAACACACCCGGCACGCCTTCACATGTGCGGTCACATGTGGTAGCGTCGCTCGCATGGACATCACATTCAGGCCGCGCCTCACCAAAGGCCGCCACCTCCAAACCACCGACCAGTACGGGCCGTTCTGCCTCGTCGAAGCCCTTGGCTTCAATGTGGACGGTAAAGTCGACGACGAACACGCCAGCATCGACCCGGTCCTCGCCGCCCTCGCCCGCACCATGAACGACCGCATGTGCGCGCACTACGAACACCCGATCGCCGAGGCGTCCGGGGCGATCGCGACGACCAGCGACATCTGCGACAACTGCCAGGCCCGGCTCTGGGCGGTCGGCGAGCGGATCGCCGACACCGTCGACAACACGCCCGACTGGAGTGAGGCCGAACTCGCCAGGGTGCACGTGCACCTCGCGCTCCAGGCCGCGCGCGCCGTGCTGCGCCTGATCGACATCACCGATCCCCTGCACAACCTGGCGTACGAGGCGATCCGTGCCGGGGAGGCCTGCCTTACCGCCGACGACGACACGTTGCGCGGCGACGCGCGCCTGTTCGCCGCCGCGCGCGAGGCCGCCTCGCGGTTGGAGAACGCCGTGCACAGTGGCAACAAGCCGTCGTCGTGGGCGGCGCACACGGCGGCTCACGCGGCCCGGGCCGCGGCCGCGATCGCCGGCGACAAGCTCGACGACGTCACCATGACGTACTTCTTCGCCAACCGGCGAGCCCGCGAGGCCATGAGCTACGCCATTGGCGCCACCGCCGGTGACCCGCCGGCGTCGATGCGCGTGGCGCGGAAGGTCCTCAACGCTTTCGGGAAGGCTACTTCCCAGAAGGCAACCCCGGGCGTGTCGGACGCGGACGTGATCGCCGCGGGGATCGCCGCCGACCTGCCCGCGGGCGCCGTGGTCCTGTACGGCTGCGAGGAGCGGACCACCGTCGACGGCATCGGATACCCGTGCGTGAAGCTCGGCGAACACGTCGAACACACCACGGCGCTTGGCGCGTCCTGGTGGGTCGCGGCCGCCGACGACGGCGCCGTACAGATTCCGACCGAAGATGAGGACGCCGGCGTGTTCGCGACGCTGAACGGCGTGCCCATGTCGGTGCCGGAGCTCGCCGAGGCACTGTCGCCGGTCCAGGCCGGGGATGATGAGGACGTGAACGACTTCGACGAATCAGAGCTCGGCGACGTCGCCGACGAGGCTATCGGCGACGCGGCCGCGCTCGACGACGACCTGCAGCGCGCCGAGGCGATCCTAAACGCGGTCGCCGACCTGCACCGGCCCGTTGCGGCCTGGACCCGCCGGCGCCCGGCCGGCTTCAAGGTCGATATCGAGTATCAGACTGACTGCTGCGTCGCGTGCCGCGACGCCGAGGGCCAGCCGATCCCGGCGCCGT